ACAGGTAAGAATGATGCTGTTCTAGCGTTGATAGCGTTAGAAGCTGATTGGGCCCATGAAGCTGTTACACTATAAGTTCCAACAGGTAAAAATGATGCTGTTCTAGCGTTGATAGCGTTAGAAGCTGATTGGGCCCATGAAGCAGTAATGTTATAGGTTCCAACAGGTAAGAATGATGCTGTTAAAGCATTAGTAGCCCAACTTGATGTCCCAAATAAAGAACCTGTAAATCCACCTGTTGAGATAACACTTCCTGTGACTGTTAAACTACCTGATATTATGGCTGAACCAGTGTATGGAAAATCTGATCCACCACCCCCTCCACTTCCTGTATTAACAGTAATTGGGAAGGTTGAACCATCACCTTTTGTAAAGGTAATTGTATTAAGATTAACAGAAGCTGTAGTTAAAGATTGGCTATAATAAGTTAAAGCTGAAGTTCCACCTACAGCTGTAGCATAACCTGATTGGGAAGTAGGGAAGTATATTTTTAAGTTGTTAGTATCTTCTCCGTCAATTTCTTGTGGAATAATGACTAATCCTGTAGTATCATATACTGTTATGACTGGGTATTGAGTACCGAGATTATGGGCGAAAGACCACGTAGTAGCAGCTGTAGATTGGTTAAGGAACGCTGAATCTGATCCACCTCCTCCTCCACCACCCCCATTAACAACATTTATGGCCCAAGAAGCAGTACCAAAAAATCCTACACCAGCAAATGAAGAACTAATAGGATTAGTTGTAGTATTACCAGCGTCTGTTACTTGTTGTAAAGTACCTACACCAGTAGATAAAGAAGCTAATGAAGCAGAGACATTTGGGAATCCTGTTATACTTAAATTGCTACTTGATATAACTCCACTAGCACTAACAGTTGAGGCGGTTATACTTGTAAAAACCCTTAAACTGCCTGATATATCAAGGGTATTTCTAGGAGTTCTATAATTACCTCCTACTGCTATTCTAGCATCAGCCCCAGATCTAGAAATAAATAAAATATCTTGTAAATTATTTTTACCAACAGCTATAGTAAAACTTGAACTGTCTGTAGCTAAACCTAATCTAACACTAGCACTAGTTACAGGAGAAATTAAAGCTCCACTAGCATTAAATTGCATTGAAGCACTTTCAAATATATAATAACCTCCTTGACCTACAAGAAAACCTGGGGAGGAAGGTTTAACCACAAAACCCCCATCAGCGACTAACTTAGTATTACCATCAGCATCTTGTATTCCATATAAAGTTTTTCTTAACTTTAAACTTCCCCCATAAACCCTCCCAGGTATAAGTCCCCCATCATATTCATCTATCCCAGGATGTTCAAAATTATCTGTAGCTGTTAAACTGACATCATTTTTTTGTCCAAATCCTAAAAGGATAAAAGGTTCACCTTGTACTGCTACTTTAGCATTAGTAAATAATTCTCTATTATCTTTTAAAACATGAGCTCCACTAGGAATAGTGGGGGTGGGTTCATTTCTACCTACTTTAAAACCCCAACCTTCAGATTGAAGAGGATAAATATTTACATAAGTAGCTCCCGCAGGGTCATTAGTATTTTCAAAATAAACTGTTTCATATTGATTACCTGAAAGTCCACCACCTCCATTTAAAGCAAAAGAAGCTGTTAAAGCATAGCTTGAACTTACAGCTCTTGAAGCTGATATAGCCCAACTTGAAGTACCAAATAAAGAACCAGTAAATGAAGAAGCACTAATTATAGAGGCTGTGATTGGAATATTTGTACTAGATCCCTGCTCTGTTACTTCTTGGAGAGTCCCAGCACTAGCATTAACAGCATATGAAGCTGTTAAAGCATAAGAAGCACTAACAGCATTAGTAGCCCAACTTGAAGTTATATTATAAGTCCCAACAGGTAAAAATGAAGCTGTTTGAGCATTAATAGCATTGGATGCTGACTGAGCCTATGAAGCAGTGATGTTATAAGTCCCAACAGGTAAAAATGAAGCTGTTTGAGCATTTCTAACAAATGAAGCAGTAGCTGCATAAGAAGCTGTTACCGCAAATGATGCTGTTGGTACTTGATTAGTAAAAGACAAAGTACCTGCTCCATCATCCCTTAAAACATAATTATCACCTGATCCTGTACTCGAAGGGAGAATAAATCTAACATCATTTGTTAATGAACTAGGCGCTACTAATTGAACTGAACTGCTACCATTAGTCTGAGACTCATATATATAAATCTCCCCAGGAGTAGCAGGCTTCCCATAAATATAAGCATATTGGGATGTAAGAGATCCTGATATATTAATTCCATCATTATTAAAATTGGTTGTAGCTCCATTATGGGTAAATCTTAAAGTATTACTACCAAAAGTTAATATTCTATTACCTGTTAAGGTTAAATTAGTATTCCCAATATTAGGACCAAATGAAGCAGTAGTTGCAAAGGAACTACTAATAACATTATTAGCCCAACTTGAAGTACCAAATAAAGAACCAGTAAATTGGCTAGCACTAACAACAGAAGCTGTTATTGATGTAGTATTTAAACTATTTAGGGCAGCGTCACTGCCGGAAAGTATGACTTTTCTCCAACTTGGCATGTTTCTGGTTCTCTATCGTGGTTAGATACGAATTAAAATCGCCTACTTCCCTTTCAGGCCAACAATAGTATAAACACTATAATATGTTTTTACTTTACTTCTTGTATTGTAGCTAATTTTTCTTCAAATTTTCTTAAAAGGTTTGACACTGTATGGGCATCTTTACCATAAATTTGTACATTATGGATAGCTGCTATTGCAAATTGTATTTCTTGAGGTTCTAATCTTACTTGTAACATTTTATTATAGATTTAATTTATTAAGCATATATATAAATATCACGGTCTCCATCTGTCCTAATATACATTTGACCAACTGAATAATTATCATTCCCGGTACCAAAATTAACAGGAGTACCTGTTGGGGCTCCATTTGAAGCACTAACAGTAACTATGTAGTCTGTTGTAGCTCCTACTGTTATAGAAGTAGCGTTAAAAGCAACTGAACTGCTTTTAGCTACCATCCATCTATTAGTTGTTTGGTCATAAAATATAGCGGTACCATAAGCTGTAGATACTCCTCCATCTAAACTAGAAGATGTTTGAACTACAATACCACCTTCATTAGCTACACCTGCTGCTCCTAAGGCCCCACTATTTAATAATATAAATTTATCTTCAACTAATAAATTATCAACATTAATATAAGTGGCTGTACCATCAACTGTTAAATTACCATTTATTATAACATTTTGATTTAAGGTACCTACAGATGAAGCTGTATCAGCACTAACTGCTTTAAAAGCATAACTAGAGCTCATAGCGTAACTAGAACTTAAGGTATATGAAGCGCTAGTGGCGTTACTAGAATTTAAAGCATATGAAGCACTAGTGGCGTTGCTAGAATTTAAAGCATATGAAGCGCTAGTGGCATTAAAAGCATAACTAGAGCTCATAGCGTAACTAGAGCTCATAGCATAACTAGAGCTTCTAGCGTGTGAAGCGCTAGTAGCATTAGAGGCCCAACTAGAAGTTCCCAATAATGAACCTGAAAATCCACTAGCAGACATAATCCCTTGGAGTAATACTGTGTTCGTCCCTGGGTTATATACAAATTGAGGACTAATGTCTCTATTTATTTGGGCATCATTACCAGTAAAAAGTATAGAAAAATTAGCATTTGTACTTTGTTCAGTGATAGTAACATTAGAAGCCCATGAAGCTGTATTAGCTGTATTAGCACTATCTGCTTTAAAAGCATAACTAGAGCTCATAGCATAACTAGAGCTCATAGCATAACTAGAGCTCATAACATAGCTAGAGCTCATAGCGTAGCTAGAACTTAAAGCGTATGAAGCGCTAGTGGCGTTACTAGAATTTAAAGCATATGAAGCGCTAGTAGCATTAGAGGCCCAACTAGAAGTTCCAAATAATGAACCTGTGAATCCACTAGCAGATATATTTCCATTAAGTACTAACCTATTTGAAGAAGGGTTATAAGTTAGATCAGAAGCATCTTTACTTATATTATTAGTTGTACTTTCAAAAAGTATAGGAAAGGGAGCAGATATACCATTATCAGTAATAGAAACAGTAGAAGCATATTGAGCAAAACTTGAAGTACCTATAAGATTTCCTCCACCAACTAATGTTATACCTGTGCTACTGCTAACTGTAAGTGAACCTGTTACTACAAGTGAACCAGTTATTAAAGCTGAACCTGTAAAAGGAAAACCTGCTCCTGTTCCTCCTCCTGATCCTGAAGATATAAAACTATCTAAGGTTTTTCCAACATATTGATAAGCTGTAGCTGTGACTGTACTACCCGCAGTAGGAATACTAGAAGAAAATTGAAGTACTCCTGTTTTATAATCAAATTGATAGGTAGCCCCCCCTACAGTAGCTCCATTAACTCTAATAACAACATTATAACCTGTAGTTATATCTTCTGTTGTAGCATTAGCTAAAGAAGGAGCTGAGTATTTAGGAGAAATAAAGTTAGTTTGTTGAGAAGCCTGAATTGTTTGAGGGTCAACATCAGCCCCAGGTTCAGGATCTAAAAAGAAATAAGTTTCAGTGAGACCACCAAAATCATTTTGAGAAGGAGTTAATGGTTTTCTATACCAAAATTTTAGAATATCTTCACTTCCTGAGGTTACAAAAAGCTGATCTTGACCACTACTTGAATATGGAAGGGAAGATGTAGGGATAGCATTTTGTTGGATATAAATCTCAGAAGAGTTTAAATCTAATACTCTAGTAAATGCTTCTTGGTTATCACTAAGTGATTCCTGAGTATATCTTCTACTGGCTAGTAACCTATTTGATTTTTTTATTTTATCTATTGGCATAGTTTAAAAATTTATTAACTAAAGGTTAGTATAGAAGATGAAACAGGAACAGGATCTCCTTTATATCTAATTAATAAAACAAAATCTAAATAATTAGCTCCATTTAAACGCATTTCATCAGCTGATCTTAAAGGTAATGTATAAACATTACTTACAGGAGAAGTAGCACCAGTATTACCATAAATACTTATACTTGTATTAAATGGATTTTTAAAATTATCATTGGCTGTGGTTTCAATAAAATTAGCAGCGGTATCTACAGGATCATATAATCTAGGAGTAGCTAAAGCAGGTATTCCTGATGAAGAAAATATAAATCCAACAGCTATACCATTGGCTGAACTGGTCCAAGGAATTAAAGCTTGACCAACTGTTAAAGTTAAAGACGAAGCTGCGGCTACTCGTTTAAAAGCTCTAGCATAGTATTTATAAAGTTGACCACTATCAGGATTAGGTAACCAATACTTATAAGTTCCTCCTGGGAAAACTAAGTAACTAGGTTTAACTTGGAGATCTTTTGATCCTAGATTATTAACTATAAAAGAATTAGTAACAAAAGTTTCACCTAAAGCATAAGAACCAGAAAGAAGTTTATCAGTTATTTGAAGACGATAAGTTTCACCTTGAAATGACTCACTAGTACTTGTTAAAAGTCCTGGGTCATATCCTTGAGGTCTGTTATATAAAGCCATAGTGCCTGAAGCAGCATCTTGACCAAATGTACCAGCTGTAAAATATGTAGCAGTGGCTCCACTAGCTATAAGATTATTAAGTCTATTATAAGTAGAGGCTGAAATGGAAGAAGATGTATTAGCACCTGTAAAAGCTATTTGAGCAGATCCTGAAGCGCCTGCGGTTGGAAGTAATTCAAAAGAAGCTGTAACTCTTAAAATATCATTTTGACTTGGATATGAGCTAACAGCTTTAGCAGTTGTACTAACACTACTGGAGTAAACTATAAAATTAGTATTAATTCTACCTGCAGAATCTATACCCAGAATATGATTACCATTAGTCCTATTAAGAAATGCACTTCCAGTTGTTAAAACAAACAGCTGAGAAGCTGTAGCGTACATAGGATTAAAAATACCACTAGAAGTACATAAATAAAGATATGAAGATTGAGTTAAGTAAGGTGCTCCTGATAAAGACCTAGAAATGGCTGTAAGTTGAGTTACAGTTGGTATATGGGTTATAGTATTAGTTGGGAAAGAACTTTGAGTATAACCAGATCTAAATACTCTATCATTTGATATTTGAACAAGACCTAAAAGTTGTGAACCAGTATATAAAGTTATACTTTGAGAAAAATGATACCAACCTGTTGAACTTGAAGGTAAAATTGTTGGATTACTAGGGCCTGGAAAAGTTACAGGATTGTATGATGAAATAAAAGATCCTGTAAATTTACCATCTTGGAATTGAGAAGGAATAACAGCTGGGTTGGCTGTTGGGATGCTAAATTTATTAAAACCTCCATTCCCTGAAGGGTTTGTCCCTGTTAAAGTAATACTCCTATTAACTGTTGAAGTTTCAGTTGGTGTTGATTCATTAGAACTGCTAAAAAATTTATATACTATGGAAGAACTAAGAGTAGCTATAAAAGTTTTTTCACCTAACCCAAATAGTTGTTGATCGTTTGAAGAGCTGATAGATAAAGCTCCCCCAGCTGAACTAGAATAGCTAAATGAAAAATCAGATCCACTATAAACTCTCCCTAAAACATAAGGTAAATGAAAGCTAGCAGATCCTGAGTTGGCGAATCCTTTACTTCTTAAATATAAGATATCACTATTACTTGATTCTGAAGGGGTTAAGCCTTGAATACTAGTAGTAGCAAAACTACTTGATAAAGAAAGTATACCACTAAAAGTTCTAGTATTTGGAGAAGGAGATGGAGCTGATTGGCTTAATAAACCAGCTATAAATCTTAATATTTCAGATACATTAGTATTAGCATCAAAAGAATTAAAATAAGAACCAACTAAATTTTCTTTCCAAGCATTAGCTGTAGGAAATCCTACATTATGATTAAAAGAATATATAGATTCACTAACTAAAAGAGCATATATATTAGAAGATCCCCCATTACTATCTGAAGAAGTCCCAAGTCCACTAGATGAAAGGGAAGAACGAAGAGTAGAACCAGTTATTTGGAGAGTATTAGCTGTGTCATAATAAGTTGTTCTATTATTAAAAATTCCAGTACCTCCAACATTAGATGAACCAGTATAAGAAAACTCCCCAGTGGAAGTATTGTAAGTTACAACATTTGAATTATTAGCTGTTGTTATTCCCGCGTAAATTTTCCCACTAGCACTAATAGCACTACTTCCTGTAATAGCTCCACTAGCCAATATTCTATTTAACTCAGCATTAGAACCTGATACTACTACCTTTTTCCACTCAGCCATTTAATTAGTTATTTAAAGTTTTTACAGTCTCTTGTAATTTTAAAGCTATGTTATAAACAATTTGAACATCTTGACCTTTAAAATCAGAACGAGCTACTAAAGCTAAAAGATATTTAGCTTCTTCAATTTCTAATTGTGGAACTTTAATTTCTTGAGTTAAAGATTCTTGAGCTGATTCTTTCGCGGCTTGTTTAATTTCTTGAAATGTTGACATGAAACTTAGTATTTTATTATAAATATTATAGGAAACCGAAGTAATATTCATCATCTTTATAAATTATACCACCAGTCACAGCTGTTGGAAAACTACTAGTAGACATTAAAGTAAATACACCTTGACTATTAACTTTTAATCTAGTATCACCACCTCGCTTTTTAATAATAAAAATATCATCATTACTACTAGTTTGAACTATAATTAAAGAAGATGATATAATAACATCTAAACTTCCACTATTAACTATGTTATTATTTATTAATTTCCAATAATTGCTAGGGGCAGATCCTGTATCAACTGTTATAAAAAAAGAAGTACCATTACCTCTTGTAAAAGTAATATTATTATCAGTAGCTGTGGCATTTATCAAAAATGACCCAGTATCTATAGTACTTCCACCACCCCCACCTGTAAAGCTGCTAGAATAAAATAATTGTTGGGTTGAAGAATCATATACAACAACTCCATCAGCTATCCCTGCTGAATCAAGAGATAAAGAAGCATATAAATTAGGGAACCCTAAATCTATTCTAAACCCTTCAGCCATAGTATTGGTTTAGTAATAAATATTAAAAAATACCATATTTATTTATAAAATTCTAAATAATTATTATTTAAGTAGGACTTTAGTCCTACAATTCTTAAGTTTCTTTCAGTTGTAGAAACAATTTTTTCATTAGTTTGGGATACTAAATCTTTATCTCCTTTTATAACCCAAACTATATTAAATACTTTATATAAAAAAGAAGCATAATTAGGATCATTATTTCTTAATTTATCAAAAGTATTTTTTGAAATTTCTGTGTATATATTTTCATTAACTTTTTTAACAAAATATCTTATAAAATTACCTATTTCATAATCCTGTTGAGTTGGAATTGGTTTTTGGTAAGAAGGTACTATTAAAATTTGAGAAATATTAATTCCTTTAAGATTATTATATAAATTATTATCTTCACTTAAAGTTATAGCATTAAAACTATTTTTACCCACTTCAGGTATTAATTCTAAACTAACAGGTGTCCCATCACTTGGATTACGTCCTGAGAAGTATTCTCCCTTTGAGGTCTTCCAATAATACCCAATATATTCTTTTTGAGAAGATATTTCTCTTAGTTGACTACCTTTAGTAAATAAATTAATTTTTACTTGACTTTTAGGATAATACATTATTAATAATTTTAAGTTGTTGGACTTAGACTAAATTCATTATTATCTTTAAATTGAATATTCTTAGTTTTATCAGACTTTTTAGGTACTGATAAAGTATTTAAAGTAGTAGTCCAAGTATTATTTGAGATAGTATTATCTATACCTTGAATTATAAAATCAATTTTATTAGCATAATTTTTAGGTAAAATTTCATCAGTCACTAACAATCTCTGGTAGGGTAAAATCCCAGAGATACCATCTAATCCTATAGAAAGATTTACAGGAATAAATCCTTTTCCAGGAATATTACCATTTATAGTTTTAATACCTAAATCATATTCTAATAATAAAGAAAGAGTACTATTAGCTGATGTTAAAACATCTTTACCAGGATATTTAAAATTAGTATAAAGAGGAGTTATAAATTTAGTTTTATAATCATTATATTGTTTTACTAAATCTTTTTTAAACTCATCATTAGAAACATTATCAATATTATTAGTATTAAATTGTATTCTATCTAATAAACCTTCATTCCATCTTGCTAAAAGTGAAGCATTAGGATTAGATAAATTATTACTAGCAGTTGATCCTATTGATATTTGAGTTACTAACTTATTAGTTATTTCAGATTGAATTGAAACATTTTTAACAAAACTTCCTTCTATATTAGGTAAAGTTCCATATAATCTAAGTTTAGTCTCATTAATTTGATCAATATCAAGTACTACAACAGGTATAATAGTGTCATCTTTGATTTGAAGACCATTTTCTTCATCAAATGTTACAATAAAATTATTTATATTACCTAAAGCGTTTTGAATGCCATAAACTAATTTATCTAAAAAAGTGTATAAATTAGCACTATTAGTGTCAGGATCAAAAGAAGCCGCTAAAGTTTCAGCTATAAATTCAAGATTAACATGAATAGCCATTAATCTCCCAGCATAGAAATTATCTTCAACTCTAAAAGAATTACTTAAAATCTCTTTTAAAACATCACCCCCATCATTAAAAGGAATTAAACACACTTCAGGATCTGTAGAATGTTGAAAAAAATGAGTAAACATATAATTATTATTATACTCATTACTTATACCTATAGCATTAGCTCCATTTTTAGCTTGGGGAAGAATTTTCTGTTTTATTACCTCTAGTAAAGCTCCTAATGTTATATAGTTAAATTCAAAAGCATTTTTATCATTCTCAGGATTAGTAAATTTTATAGAAATTAATTCTGAGAGGGAAGATACATTTTGATTGATTAAAACTTCAGCCCTATTATTTAAGGTGGATTTTTTATAGTTAATTTTGTTTTTAACCACCCATTTAATATCTTTTAACTGTAGATTGAATAAAAATAATTCTTTGTTAAAAACAGACTTATTTTGATCTAAAATAACAGTAGTATTATTATCATTAGCTTCTGATAGGGCAGATTTAACATCTAATGTTGTAGGAGGATTAATAGAAGTAGAATCTACTTTAACAGCTGCTCCTGCTTCAATTAATTTAGTATATCCTCCTGACAAAGATAATTGATTAGCTATAGTTTTATTATATAAAGCATCTAAATTATCATCCTTTCCTTTTTTAACACCTAATTTTTTTAAGATAGCTGTTTTTTCATCCGATGTTTTAGTTGTAATTTTATAATCAACTACATTAGTTAATGTGTCATTTAAAGTAACAGGTCCGTCTAGAATTAAACTATCTATTATACCTCCTTTTGATACTCCTTTTAAACTTATATCATAACTTCCATCTCCATTAAAATCCCAAGAAAAATTAGTAATTTTTATAAGAGCACCATCATAATTTCCCCCTGAGCTTCTTCTATAAGAATTAATATGGTTTTCTATCTCAGAATCTTTTTTTCCTTTTTCAAAAAAATTATTAAAAGCATCAGTAAAAAAATCAGGATTGGGTACATAATTACCTTCAGAAGTAAGATAATTAGTATGACCCCATTCTAATAACATATAATAACCTATTCTTAGATATAAAGCTTCTATTATTTCTAATTGATCTTTATTATGAGTTTTTAACTGTATATCATAATTTCTAATAGCTCCTCTGTTAACATGAGTTATTTTTACAGAATCTAACCCAGGCATAGGTACATATCCATAGTCAGATGATCCCAAACCGTATGAATATTGAGCTGTCTGAAATATATCATCCCTCTCAGCTGAGTTAGTAACAACTCCTCCTAATCTAGAATAGGAATTATCTATACTATATATACCACCAAATAAAACAAAATTTTTGGCTAATAAATCTCCAGAATTATTAGGTAAATTAAGATTTTTTCTTAAGTCATCTGATCCCTCTATTAAATCAACAGAAGAAGCTAATCTAACCCAAGCATTTTTATTGTTATTATATAATACTCTTTGATCTAAAGTTAAAACCTCTGGATTATTTCCTATAACTTTTTGTCTTATATCAATTTGTTTTAAAATATAATCATTTAATGGATCCCCAGTTATATTAGCCATTTTGGTTTAATTTGTTATAACTATTTATTATATTTGATATGTCACTTGGTATTCTAATTTGAACACCAACTGGAGGAATTAAAGAGTTTTGTATTAAAGTATCAGCATTAGCTATAGATATTATCCACCATAAAGAAGAATCATTATAATATTGGTTAGCTAATAGATCATACCTATCATTTTGTTGTGTTATAACATATATATCACTAACTGATGGCTTTATTTCAGGATATTTAGTTGTAGCTAAATATCTTTTCCCAGGCCTAACTGGTGAATTTTGTAGTTCTGATATTTCTTGGTAACGTCTCATGTTAGCTTAGTCTAGTATTTCCGTCTGTGGCTATTCTACCAGAGTATCCTTTTCCTTCAGGGCCTAATGATATAAATCTTGATCTATCTGTATTATAAGGATTTGAAGTAGAGCTTACAGTACTTGGAACAAAATTGTGTATAGGTTTAAAACTGAAACCACCCACATTTATTAATAATGGCAACTCAGCTGTGTTTTCATCTGTCTCCCCATCATCTTTTTTAGCTATTTCCCATGATGATTCTTGGGATATATTATAATTAATTCCACTTAATACACCATAAACATTATTTATATAATCTCCAACAGTTAATTGAATTATATTTCCTCTCATAAAACCACTTTTAGAATAATCGGGAGCCATTATAGAAGCTAAATAATTTAACTTATCATACATAGGAAACAACTCAGCTCGAGACCCTACAAGAATATCAAAACTTAAAGATATGTCTCTTGAAAATCCATTATATTTATAAAAATCTTCTCCTCTTCCCATATATTTAAAAGAATCCCATGAAGCTCCATAATTATCTGAAAACTCATTTAAGTAAGCTCTAAAGTGGATAAAGGTTTTCTTTTCAGGATTATCATTATTTAAAACCGCTATATAAAACTTTATTATATCATCATAACCTAAACCAGTTTTGACTTCATTACTTGAATATAAAGTATTATAATTTATTAAATCAACGCCATCAGTTTTTACAGGAGCTCCTGAGTAGTAATTTTGTCTATCAAGATTAGCATCATTACCTTGATCTCCTACTCCATATTTACTAACTCGATTAAAGAAAGTATAATTGGTTAATCTACCTAAAATTCTACTCTTTTCAGGAGTTGATGGTGTATTATCATTTATTTCTTGAATAAAATTTGAAATATCACTAAAACCAGTATTTCGTCTTATCCCAGCTGATGTAATAGTTAAATCTCCTTTTTCACTTATCTGAGTTCCTGTTAGAGTAAAAATATTTTTATATTGACCATTCCCAGCTGTATAATCTGAAGTGGTGGTAGCTCTTTTTATAGTTGTGATAGGGCTATTCGCACCCCCAGCATAAGTTAAAATATTATCTTTAATAGCTAAATCAATACCAAAAAGAAAAGCAGCTCCTGTCCCTACTACACCTAATTCTTTAGGAGATTGTTTGAGTATTTTACTTTTATATAAAATATTTAATCTATTTCCTTCTCTGTTATAAACATTTTTAGTTAAAAATTCATAACTTGTAATAAAAGGATTATCAGGTAAAGCTCCTAATGAATTATAATGAATACCTGTCCCTGAAGATCCGGCTTGTAAAATTAAATTTTGGTATCTAAAGGTACCTCTAGTAGGAGCATAAGGAGTTGGAGGACCATTAAGTGATAAAAGTTTTTGTTTTAATGTAAATAATGAACCTCTAGCACTTTTACCATCAGTAAAAAATTTGGTAAGACGAGATACATCTTCTGCCGCGGCGAAAGATGTACCTTGTCTACCAATAGAATCAATTCCTAAATAAACATCATTCCCTGGGGTGTAAGAATAGTCTTGGGTAAGTTGTTTTTTGATATAAGGTTCATTACTACTAGTACCCCCTATTCTATCCCTACCATATTTAAGGGTCCTTAAATTAGTTTTTAAATCAATAAGACCCATAAAATTAAATTATTGGGGAAGTGAATCTAAATACCCAGGAGGTGTTCCGCCATTTAGTCTATCTAAAAGAGAGACATCTAAACACTTTTGTCCGTTAGGACCAAGTGGGTTTGGATTAGTAACTGGTGGGGTTTGCCCTCTAAACCCTAAGTTAGTGGTTTGTAAGAGCTGGAAAAGTGATTTTGCCATGTGTTTACGTTTTTAGTTAATATTAATTAATATTGTTAACAACAATAAATATATTGAAGTTACATTCTATAAGCATTTTGACCTAAAGCTTGACCAACTTTATTTCCATTTAATTCTACAGTTATAGGGCGATTAGCTATAGATGGGATTTGAGATATCAAACCCGCCATTAATTGCTTCATTTCTTGGAGTTCTTTTTTAAGGTCACTATTATCTGACTCAACAATTGTAGTTGAAGTTTGAGGGGATTCTTGGGCAATTTGGTCAAGAGGTACAACCGCCTCTGGTCCTGCTTCACCTATTAAAGCTACAGTTGGCTTAGACACTACTCCTCCTTCAGCTAATTTAGGCATAGTTGCTTCTTCTAAAGATAAACCTTCACTAACTGATTGACTAATACTAATTAAATCTGGTGGTCTGTATCCTTCTTTATTTGGAAGAGTATGGAAGTAAGTAGTTTTAGTTGGAGATAAAGGAGAGTAACCTTTTATAGTTTGCCTAATTAAATCAGGTTGGAAAGGATCTAAAATTGAATCTAAAGTCGATTCATTTCCTTTTTGGCCAACCCCAGCGGGATTTGCTTCTGAGGCTCCAAAAGCCTCATAGATAAGATTTTTTAATGTGTTAAGATTAATTTTATCAGGATTAGCAAACCCCATATCACTTCTTACACCTATTAATTCACGTTCAGGAACTCGAGCATAATTATGAAAAGTTTCAGAATTAGCGAATGTAATCTGAGATGGAGATTTGACTGTTTCATTGATAAAGAACATTTTTTCATTTATACTATCCCAAGCATAAATCCCAGGCTTTCCAGGTATAACACGTTTATTTTCTCCCTTGTACTTATCCCAAATTTCTTGTTTAGTTTTATCTATTTCTTTATTACTAATTCCATCATTAATCTTTTGAACCATAACTCCTTTAGGTGAGACTTTAACATCTAAAGCTCCAAATTTCTCACTAATAGGAAACACTGGTCCTTTTTTATCAGTAACTCCATCATTAACATATGAAATGTTAGGAGATACAACAATACCATCTTTAGGGTGGGTAACTGCTATATTACCAAAACGATCTGCTATTGTGAATGGTCCTTTTGATGAAGAACCATCTTGAATTTGTTGAATATGTTTCTTTTTAGGTAATAAAACCCCATCAGAAATTCTTTCTGATAATCCTTCACTGTACTGACTGGTTGTTTTTTGGAGATTAGCCGTAGGAGGACCTTCCCCAGCTAACACTTTTACATCTTTAAATAAACCATCAAATTTAAGAATAGGTGATCCTATTTTAGGATTTATATTATTCTTAAATTTTTCATAAAAACTAGGAGAAACATATTTTTCAATAAAGGTTAAAGCTCTATCTTTATATTGAGGAACAAATAAATCCATTATTAATTTCCAAGCTTTTTGAGCTAATGAAATTATAGATCCATGTTCTGGGGTGCGAATGTCTTTGAATTGAGGGACTTTATTTTCAATTTTGTTTACAATCTCATATACACCTGAGAAATCATAGGGGGGTAAACTAGAAGCAGCTAAAGCTTCATTACCATATCCCATTTCTTTAGGAATAAAATTTCTAGTATTTCCTAAAATAGTGTAAGGAATATATTTATTTTTAGCGTAATTATATTGATCTTCATATCTCTCACCACCTACTTTTATATTATGCATAGTAGTAGGAATACCCTCAACTAAAGGAATAGATTGTCTATTTACAGCTAAATATAATAAAGCATCATTTAAACTATTAGACATCTCAGATAAATCATTAATTTTACCTGAATCAAATTTAATAGCAGAACTTTGACGTTCTTGTTTAAATCCTATGTTGTATCGATCTGGGAGATAAAATGTTTTAGTAGTTCCTCCACCTATTTCTATTTCTTTAGGCTTAACTTCATTAAGAGCTCTTGATAGAGCTAATAAACCATTACCAGAAGCTGATATTTCTTTTAAGTCTTGGGTACGATATGAGTCTTGAGGGAATTTAATATTACCTTCATCTAAAATTTGGCTTGTCTTTCCATCAGCATATTTTACAATAAAAGAATCTTGAGCTAAAGCAGTTCCGGATGGGGTAAAAAGAGTTAATTTTTTACTTTTACCCATTTCACTTAAAGAGGGTATAAGATTTGTATTACCTTGAGCTATTAAACTAAATTGATTTTTAAAGTTTTTATCATCCACCCCAGGAATTCCTAATTCACGTAGAACATTAGAACTAATAACACGAGTAGCAGAGGTTGAACCAAATACTTCTTGATAAGAAAGTGGGGCAGATGGAATAGCTCCATCCTTAACCTTTTGAACCATAACTCCTTTAGGAGATACTTTAACATCTAATTTGCCGAATCCTTCACTTACAGGGAAGACTTGATTTCTTGATGGGGATGATATCCCATCATTGACATATGAAATATTCGGGGATACTACGAGTTTATCTTGAGGATGAGTAATGGCTATATTACCAAATTTATCAGATATAGTAAACGGTCCTTTGTTTGAGACTGTAGAACCATCTTTTACCTTTTGGGGTTTAGGTGGAGGAGTTGGTTTCTTTTCTTCTTCTAATATACCTAAACTGGTCATAATACTTACCACAGAGTCAGGAAGTAAATTTTTAAATATGTCTTTAGTTTTACCTATTATTCCTGAGTCGAGGTTGAATATATTTGAGAAGGTAGATTTGATTTTATCAATAGGGGCTTTAGCGATATTTTCAATTGAACCCCAAATTTCTTTACCTTTAGTTTTAATTGAACTCCAAATTTCTTTACCTTTTCCTTTTATACCTTCCCAAGCAGTATCAGCTGATGAAGTTATACCTCCCCAGATAGATTCACCTTCACTTTTAATTGAGCCCCATATCCCTGACCCAAATCCTTTTATACCTTCCCAAGCTCCATTGGCTGTTTCTGTAATAGAATTCCAAGTATCCGCTCCTATTGCTTTTACAGAATTCCAAGAGTCTGTTGCTTTACCTGAGATAGTATCCCAATATCCTGAAGCTTTTTCTGTGATTCCCCCCCAAACATTTTCTCCTGTAGTTTTTACTGAAGACCAAACTTCAGATGATTTTTTAGAAACTGATGTAAAAGCATCTCCTAATCCTTTTTTAATTTCATCACCATATTCTTTAACCACACCAATCCCACCACCAATTACTCCTCCTACAGCTCCTCCTATAACATTACCAACCCCAGGAACAACACTACCTATTGTAGCTCCTATACCCGCTCCAGTAGCTGCTGAACTTCCTATAGAAGCTAATTTGCCTGTTGTGTCAGCCTTCCTAGCTTCTTTTAAGAGTTTTTGACGTTCTTCTTCAGTAGTAGCTTGGGCAGCTAAAGCTCGTTTTTCAGCAGCTTCATTTTTCTTTTTATTAGCTGCGTAATCTAAAGCTAAACCTTCAAGCAAACTTCCAATTCCACCCGCAGCTCCTTTGGCTAATTTTAAGCCGGTAGAAGCTACTTTACCAATTCCACCCGCAGCTCCTTTGGCTAATTTTAAGCCTGTAGAAGCTACTTTACCTACTCGGGCCGCTGTAGAAACTGCTTTACCAGCTTGAGCAGCTGTAGAGGCAGCTTTACTAGCTTTAGCGGCTCCTCAAACAAATGAAGGTCCTTTACCTGTTACTAATCCTTTAGCAGCTCTAATTAATCTAGCTCTACCTACCTTCCCTGCTCTTCCTCCTTTAAAGGCATCTCTAGCATAAGATAAGGCTCCCTTAACCCCACCTCTAAACCCACCCCCAACCCCAGCTTTCCTTCCTCCCATTTTACCTACTATATCAGTTAAACCTTCACCAGCTGCTCCAGCACCTCCCCCAATATCTCCAGCGTTAGTTACTTCAACATACATAGGATTGCTGGCTGAAGTACCTAAGTTTTCTTTATCAGATTTGGTCATACCAAATATTTTCCCAAAACCTAATTTTGAACTAATATTATTTCCAAGAGTTTTACCTAAATCTACAGCTTTACTTCCAGCCATTTTAAGTAAGCTACTACCAGCACCTAAAACAGCTTTAGTAAGTTCAGGAGCTACTTTATTACTTAAAGTTATAGCTAAAGCCCCCCCACCTAACAATTTAATTAATGTTGGGTTATTTTGAATAAACTTATCAACTTTATCTATTGTTTCTTTTACCTTATCAGAAATTCCTTTTATTTTTTCTACAAAACCTTTAATATCCTCAGCTAATTTTTTAGCATCTATATTTTTAATATATTCAACTACTCCACTTAAAATATCAGACATGCCTCCAAGTACTCATGAAGCTCCTTTATTAGCATCTTCCATACTAAAGAGTTCACCAATTACTTCTCCAACTTTAGAGTAAATAGCCCCAAACACATCAAATATTTGTGAAAATATCTTTTTTATTTCAGGCCCATGTATCTTAAAAAATTCAACAAGTTTTAAACCTATATCATTTAACTTTTCACCTAATTTTCCAACAGGACCTTTAGCCATTTCTTCAAAACTTTTTCCACCCTGTCCAACTAACCCCCCAAATGCTTTCAAGAAAGGCTGTATTTTTTCTATTAATTCTTTTCTTAAAGTTTGAACAATTTGTTGTATTCTTCTAAAAGCTTGAGCTACAGGTAACATAGCTTTAGCCATCTCCATTTGAGTAGCTACTAATTGTCTTTGGCGAAGTTCATCCTGTTTAGCATAAGCTACTTTAGCTACCTGTTGTGATAAGGCTTCATTACCATATTTTTGTCTAAATTTAGCAGCGGCCTTTTCAGCATCTCCAGTCTCTTCAAGCATCTTATTATATTCTGCTTGAGCCTGGTTCATATCTGAAAGGCCTGTCCCTGCTAATAATTCTTGGGTTTCTAATGTTTTAGCTAACTCATCACGAGTCATACCAACAGCTGCTGCTAAAGCTTCTTGTTGAATAACATTCTTTTTACCAAATTCAGCTGCTGATCCTATATTTTTAGCTAATTCTTTAGCTAAAGTAGCTGAGTCACCCTGTAAGGCAGCTTGTCTGGCTCTTTCAAGATTTAAATCTCTACCAATAAGCAATTCAGCTTCCATTTCTTTAGCTATAGAATCTTCAAAATTGAGTAAACTACCACCTATATCTTCTAATTTACTCATTTCTAAACCTAAAGATTTAGCTTGGAAGGCAGCTTCTGCTAAATTCTTACCTTGACCTCTAAATGTTAATCTTGTAGCAGAACTAGCTTTAGCTATTTCTTGTAAAACTTCTTTTTGAGATACAGCTGAATTGTTGACGGCTTTTAAATACATTATCTCATCTTCATAACCTTTTAAAGTGTCATTGACACTTTCACCTCGTAGTTGAGAAAGTTTAACAAACTCAGCTGCTTCTTCAGTTGCAAATCCAGCACGTTCTATAAGTCTATTATACGATCTGGCTGTAGCATCTGAGAATTCCATTGTGGTGCCAAATGCTTTGTTAAGTTCAACCATATTTGCGGCTAATACTTCAGGGAAAGCACCCATTTCACCACTAAATTTAGCTACTTGATTGGTTAATCCTTGAGCTTCTTTAGTTGAAACACCTAAATCTGTAGCTATTTTTTCAGTAGCTAAAGATAATTCTTTCATTAGACTTTCACCTTCTTTGAAAGAATCCATAAATCCTTTTACACTAAAGAAAGAATTTTTAATATAATCAATCCCTTCAGAAAATAAACCTCCAATTTCACTTACTACTTGTTTAGCGGGACTAATAAGGACATTAAAAGCACCTTTTAATCCTTTCCCAATCATTGAAGCTATGTTTCTAACAAGTCCTCCAAATAATTTACTTACTCCTGCTACTAAAGCTGTAAATGATAAAGCTTTTTTAATATCACTAGCTATACCTTTAAATGTAGCAGCAATACCCGCTCCTAATACTTTAATATTTTTACCAAGTACTCCAGTTGATTCCTCCCCACTTTCAATCTTCCTAGCCATTTCTTCAGCGGCTTTTTTACCTTCTTCAAATCCTAAAGCTATAGAAGCTCCTTTAAGACCTAAACCTTCTAAAAGACCACTAGCTGCTCCTAAAGTAAGATTAAATAAACCTAAACTTTTATTTATTCTATTTTGTTTTTCTTCTTGTTCTTTTAAAGTTTTAGCTGTTTTTTCCTCTTGTTCTTCTAAAAATTTAAGTATTTTTTCATGTTCTCCTTTAGCTTCTAGAAGCTGTAAGTATTGTTTTTCTTGAATTGATAAATTTCTAGATAATTGACCAAATTCATCTTTTGATAAATTTAATTTTGTCTGGGCTGCTATTAAGGTATTAGTTTCTTGATCAGCTAAAGATTCTTTTATTTGAAGTTCATTTTGTTTTTCTTTTATAACTTCTCTAGCGGCATCAAATCTTTTTTCTTCAGCTGTATAAGAGTTTTTAAGTATCTTTTCTTCTTCTTTTAAAGCTGTTAATTTTCGAGCGGCACTTTCTTCAGCTTCCCTTCTACTTTTTTTGTTTGAGATAGTTTGGGCTTGATTTAATTCATCTAGGGCTAATTTTTTGGCAGCTAATAATTGGGCTTCTTTCTTTTTCTTTTCTTCATAACTTTTTTTATCAATATTCTTTTCAAGCTCACTATAAGCATTTTGTTTTTTGCTTATTTCATCTCTTAAAGAAATAATTTGATTGGCAGCTTCTACAGATTCTTTTGAAGATTTTTCAACTAATCGAGCATATACTTGTTCTCTTTTATTTATCTCAGATTGACCTTTTTGAAAAGCTTCTATTCTGCTTTTTTGACTATCTTCTAATTTTTGTTCTAATGATAATATAGTATTATCTAATTTAATTTGATCTTTTTTAGCTTCTTTAATTTTATTAGTAATTTCTTTTAAAGAAGAATATTCACTAGTTAAATTACGAGCTGCAGTGTTTATAGATTTTAAAATCTTTAAAGCCTCAGATTGATCTCTGGTAACATCTCTGCTTCTGTTGTTTAGTCTTCTAAAAGCGTCAACTAAATCACTAGTTCGAGATGTTATTAGCCCTATAAATTCTTGGGCGTCTGCTAAAGCACTATTGAATTCTTTTTGATTATTTAGTTGTTCTTCAGAAGCCATATTAAAGAAATAGTTTATTATAAATATTAAAGGGTAACGTTTTTAGCGTTACCCTTTTTTTATATCCTTTCTCCTGGTCTAATATCTGATGGAGGAGCTTCGAAGTTTATTTGGCGAACTTTACCTTTACTTGTTTGAGTAGTTGAGTTTTGAGCCTCATTCTTTTCTCTAAAATGTTTGATTAATTTGTTATAAGTAAACTTTCTTAACCAAATAGGCATATTATATATAGTATGCCAATCAAATCCTCCATTCCCATGAAACACGATATCGTGTATCATTTCAAACATATATATTCTATACTCAGGCGTCAGGCCAAAAAAACGTGACCCCTATAGGAATCTTTACATTTTCTTGAGTATCATCTCCATTTTCAGGATAGAAATCAAATGTAAGATCCATATCGGGCTGTATCTCTTTAATATGTTCTCTTAAGGCTCTTGAATCTCGAGCTAAGAAATGGTTATCAACAAAATCTCTAATAGTCTTTCTTGAATCATCTCCATTTACAGAAAGAATCATCTGCTTTAAACGAGTAGACAACTCAGGAGAAGAAAGTTTATTTATCTTTTTTAAACCTTTAACTTCAGCTTCAATAGCTTTTTCATCTTTATTGCTTAAGATTTTAAAAGTTATATGAGTACCTGAGTGGGGTAATGTGTATTTAAACTCATTAGTATAAGGCTCAACTAAATGTTCTTCATTAATCCATTTAGGTTCAATTTCTGAAAGATCTACTGTTGTTTCTTGACCCTCATACTCAAAAGTATAGTCTTTACCGTAACCTAAAATACGAGAAGCAACCATAACAGCATTCTTATCACCTACTACAAGATCATCATAATTAACCTTAGATACAATTAAAGATTGCATCAATTTGTCAAGAACAATACCTTGTTTGATGTAGTTTTGGTTTGTTAAAATATCCTCTTCTTTAGCGGTCATATACTTCATCTCAATTTTACCTGAAGAGAGAGGATTGTCTTTAGGGTAAAGGAGACCTTTAGAAGGTAATTCTACAACTTCAGTTGGGAAGTCATATTTTGGTTTACTTTGTTCAACAGGTTGAACAGGTGTAACAGAATCTGTTACAATAGGATTTAATTGTGGTGTTTCTTCACTCATGTTATTAATAACTTTTGAATATAAATGTTTATTTGATATAAATATATCGAGAGATAAAAAGAGCGCGTTTTCACGCGCTCTTTCTAATAAGGTCTCTATTCTGATATTAGTAGTTTAATATGCAGTAGTCAGGAGCTAAAGTCATTGTAATGTTTACAGCTGCACTTTCGTTATCCCAACCATAATCACCAAAGTTAGCATCAACAATGAAGCATCCTTTTAACACCCACTCAGAAACGATATCACCTACAGGACCTAAAATGTTTAATGTTACATCCTTCTTATAAAAGTCGGAATAACCATCTCTACCTGTTACTGATTCGTGGTGTAATCTAACCCATTCCATAATAGTTTGTGTACCTGATGGAGAGATTGGATCATGAAGTGTTAACTGAACATTACCCCAAGTTGTTTTACCCTTAACTTTTCTATACACATTAATGTGGTTAAGAGTTACTTCGCCTTGTGTTAATGAAATCGCTCCGACACCCTTAATGAAATATGATGGAACACCATCAACTAACATTATGTATCTATTCTGCTGTTTGGGTTCAAACGCTGTGAAAAATATTTCGTTTGGATCTAAAATTGCCATTTTTTTATTATTTTAATATTGTTATTTATACATATTAATTAAACTAATTCTATTATGCTGGGAATTCAGCTCCTGTTGGGAGAATGTTGAAATCCAATACAATAAATTCAGCAGTTTTAACTGGCTGTAAATAGATCGCACCTCTCAATTCATTTCTGTCAATTACGTCAGGCCCATTGTTTGAAGCGTCCATTACAACTTTAAAGGCGTATAGACCTTGGTTTTGTTGAACTGTTTCTAAGTATGGGTTAACAACACTTAAGAAGCTGTTTCTGGTTTGTAATGAGTTAGGTTCAAACACCAAGTTCTGAGAGACAGTACCGATATATGATTTTAGAGTAATCAATAATCTTCTAACGTTAACTCTATCAAGAGCAGAAGCTACAGTTTGTAGTGTTTTCTGACCGTAAACTACAACACCAGTTCCTGGGAATGTAGCAATAGCATTAACTTTATTATTATATAGAGTATCTCTTAAACTTCTTGGTAATGTTTTTTCAGGAGTGACAACATTAGGCATTGTACCTCTGGTAAAACCAGCAGGAGCAAACCAAGCTTCAGAAGTATTGTCGTTGTAAACATAAACTGAAGGTATAATTGTTGAAGCTGGGCACCAAACATTAGCTCCGGTGTTATCATCCTTAACTAACAACCAAGGCCAATAAGCAGCTGCGTAACTACTATTAACACTAACAGCTTGGTTTACAACATCTGTTGTATTAGCACCATAAGCTACTAAGTCTAGTGGTAAAATACTATCACCTCTAGTAGTTGTATTTGTGATAAGAGTATTAAGAGTTGAGCTATGAGCAGCGTACCATAAACCAGGAACACTAATTACATTAAATGCGTATTGGTCTTTATTTCTTAATAAGTTAAGAGAAGCTGTATAGTTATCAGCTATTAAACCTTGAGTATTATTAGCTGTAATATCATTATTCCACTTAACTTCTCCAATAGCAAATAAATCACCTGTAGCAGCCCCAAATGAACCACTTTGAACAGCAGGGAGTGAAGAAGTAAATTCAGGCTTAAAGTTACCTGCTCCATCTAGATAATAAGGAGTAGGAGCATTAACATTACTAACAACTACATATTTACTTCTATTCGGATATTCACCATTTATAGAAATATAAGCATCAGTACCATCTAACCCAGTTGAGAATTGTTGGTTACCAATTACTTTAGCAATATAGTCTTCTCTAGTTGGGTCAAGAGAAACTCCTCTCCATGTCTCAAGAATATTCTTGTCAGATGTTCTGTCATCACCCTGTCTAATTAAGAGAGTAAATATACCTGAGCTAGAATCAACTGTTGAAATTTCCCATCTTAAATTATAGTTTGAACCTGAAGCTAAAGCACCTGCACTAGTTTCAGTGCCTGAGTTGTTCATAATAGCCCCTTGAGAAATAGTTTTTAATACAAAAGCATTTCCTGTCCCAGTTTGATTAACACCACCCCCTAAAGTAAATTGAGTGGCATAAAAACCACCAGATCCTGTAGAGAAAGTAACACCATTAAAGGCTGTGCCAGTACTTGAACCTGATAAAGATATAACAGCACCCGCATTATTAGCTATAAACAAGTTACTTGATGAAGCTAAAGAACCTGATAAAGCATTATTAATTTCATTTTTTAAATTAGTAGCGGTTTCTGTAGCTGTTGAACCTGTTAAGAAGAAATATAAATTTCCATCAACATCATCTGGAGGTAAAGGAAGACCAGAAGCCTGGAATCTGTAAACAGTACTGCTATAAGTTATTCTAGCTTCAGTTCCATCAGTAAAAGCAGCCGCTAAAGTAGTACTTCCAGTAGCTCTAACTCCTGCTATAACTGTACTATTATTTGTAACTGTTGAAGAAGTAGCAGCTGTAAATGATCCATTAGCTACTCTAGTCACCAATAAATTGGTACCACCTTGCTTAAAGTAATTTTGAGCTGAGATAGCTGTGAAGTAAGAATGGGGTATACCACCACTAACTATAGCTCCACCAAATTTAGTTAAAAATTCACTGTAAGTAGTGACAACTGTTGGTATTCCAACTGGTCCTAATACTGTAGGACCCACAATAGCCGCGCCTATAGGAGCAGCAGCCGCCTCAAGGACGGTAGGAACATTCTCATTGTAGAATACCCCTGGGGAGATTATTTGTTCTGCCATGTTGTTTAAAAAAGGTTAATATATATTGTCTTAAATAAATACCATGGAAAATTTCAAAAAAATTAGGTTTTAGTAAAAACACCCTCTTCAATATTTATTGTACCATTACCATACTTTTGAGTTAATTCTTGGGCTAAGTCTTTTTCTTTAGTTCTTATACTTTCTAAAAGTTCTAATAAACCTTTTTTTTGTAGTTCAAGAAGTTGAATTTGATATTCAAGTTGTCCAAATGAATTAATTAAAGAGTCCTGTTGGTCTTGTAAATTTTTGATTTGAAGGATTTCACTATCTTCTAATTTTATAACATTTTCCATGAATATAAATATGGAAATTTTCTTGTAAAATTAAAGATTAGTATTGATATCTTCTATAAAGTTATTAGATGTAGACCTACCTAGATTTTCAATATTCTCTGAAGAAATGTTAATAGTTGAATCACTAGAAAATTTCTTAACAGCATTAAGATCCTTTTGAATTACATCAGGAATTATATAACCATTTAATTTAATTTCAAAAGATCCTCTAACTGTACGTTGCTGTCCAACATTTAGTTCTGTTATAGTTTGATATGAACCTATATTAGCTTTAAATTTAAATCTTTGAGGATCACCCCAATATGAATCAGCAGCGTAGTTTATAGCTTCTACAATTTTGTTTAATTGTTCCATATAATATGTGTATATCATACAAGAATAATTAAGAGTAACAAAATCTGGTATCACTACAGCTTGGTAAGTTTTAATAGGGGTAGCTCCATTTAATACACTTAATTGATTGTAAAAATTTTGTTTAGTGTATTTTTGTTGGAAAACAGCATAAGTTTGAGGAAAATTAGAGTCAACTTTAGAAGTCATACCTCTATTTCTATCAATAGATGTTCTTTTATACATGATAAGAGGAGCCATAATCCTACCATTAACATCTTTATAATACCCATCATGTTGAACTGACTTCCATCTTTCAGGTGAACCATAAATTACAGGGACAGCTACTCTAGCTCCATTTTGAGAGACGTAAGGTTTTATAACATTATCAAAATAATATTTAATAGTCTCATCAATATCTTTTAATCCTATAGTAAAGGGTTTCCAAGAATCATCTTTAAGAGAAATTTGACTAGCCCTAGCAGGATTAACTATTTGATCATTAGTTCTATTATCAGCTGTAGCTCTTGTAGGAACAAACTCATTAGGCACTCCATAAGTTTGACGTGATTGAACATAGTTATTTGAAATCTCAAGTTGAGATTTTGGTATTGGAATTTTACCTTGTTCTTGCTCTGCCATTATAGTCTTTCTTTAGTTATTCCAAATTTATCAGCAGGCTCATAATGAGCTTTACATAAAACTGAGTAATTAGATCCAAAATCACTTAGTCCTGGGTTGAGAGGATTAGGTTCATTTGGGAAATCTGGGTTTTTTCCAAGTAGATATTGGTTAGCAGTAATACTGTCTATTTCATAGTATCCGTTTTGATATAAAATTAAATCCCCTATTTCAGGTACTAATTGGGCATCAACTAAATCTTCTCTTAAGAAATAAAAATTTATAACCCAATTAAAATCTACTCCAAATTCATTTTCTTCATATGCTTGGTCTTCTCTATTAATTAAACAATTAAATAAGATAGGACCATCATAATATTTCCCACCAGCCGCTTCACCATATAGATTAAAAGTAGTTTGAGCTAATCTTAATTTGTAAAAAGAACATTGTTGGGTTATGATATCTCCCATCAACTCTCGAGTGACAGTTGTAAATAAATTAATATCTCTAGACCTTCCAAATAGTGCCATTAGCCAACATAAATTGTGTAAGGTACGTTACTTAATTCCTTTTGTAAACTATCAGATTCTAAAGCTCGTTTTTCTAATAATTTAGTCCTTGAAGTCTCATCTAAATAAGCTCTTAATCTTTCAATCAAGGCTGTTTTTTCAGTTGTAGCAGCTGCTGTTAAATCTCCATGATTTAAGGTTACCTCAGCATTAGGTATAGGAACAGTTGTGTATTTACCTCTAACATAACCTAACATTTCTTTACATAAAGCTAAAGTATATTCAAATATCCACTGTCTACCTATAGAATTTATATAAGAATATGTTGGATTAGTATAGGGAGCATTTGAAACATTAGTTATTTTACCTTGCCCCATGCTACCAGATACAATAGGATTATTACGGTCTGATTTTAAGATATACTCAAAAAATAATTTTTGATCTGAGAAAGGAATAGGAAATATTCTGAGTTGGTTATTAATTACTTCAAAGCTGTAATTTGATTTTCTAATTTGGTCATTAAATTCAATAGCTTGAATCTTTTGTAAGTCATAATTAATAGGCATTAATAAGAAATTAATACCTGGTGAGTATGAACCAAACCCAAAAGCCTGTAAAAGACCTTGAACATCAGTGCCTGTACCAGCATAAGGATCAAAATATCTTATAATAGGAGGAACAGACTCATAAAAAATCCTTTTAATTTCTAAATTACCAGCATCTATACTTTGACTAATAGCCCATTCATTTAAGTTATATTTTTGAACATTTCTTTTTAAATCTAAACTACCTGTTCTCCAAGTCACATTACCTCCCACTCCAGCTTCAACACCATATTGTTCAGAAATTCTAACAATAGTCCCTAAATTAGGACGTGTTAAAGTATTATTTAAATTTGAACCTGTTGGAGATCCTTCTAAAGATAGGAAATTTTGGGCTATTTGATAAGCGTAAACCTCATTACCATATGTTGTTACTGCTTCTTCAAAAGCAGTATAAAAATTAATATCTTGTAATTCTACATCTACTAAAGGATACCCTAACCTACGAGCTACAAACATAGCTACTCTATCAGCATCTGTTTGGAAATCTGTGTCATTATCATAAAACCCAAAAGGAGTATTACCTGGGAAAAATGATGAGGAGCCTGGCCAGATAGAAGTGTTCGCCATAATATTTTGTTATAAATATTAAGGAAGAGAAGTCATTATAGCAGCAGTTTGGCCTGAAATTGATGAAAATTTTAAAGCTGAGTTAATATTATAAGGAGAATCAGTGGAACAATAAAAATAATAAGTATATGATTGCCCTGGGGTAAGATTTGTTATAATCCATTTAGTAGAGATTTCATATGAGTCTGGGGTTGTTGGTGCTGGTATGGAAAATACGGGCTTATAAGGCTTTACCCCAGTAAAAGAACCAGTTGAAGATGATAATCCAATATAGTAATTGCGATTAAGAACAAGATTTAATGTAGAGTTAGAAGATAATCTTAGTCCACTTAATTCTACTAAAATTTTACCATTACTTGGTGTAATAAAACTAGCTGATATATTAGTAAGAGAGCCTGAAGATGAACCATCATAAAGAGTTAAAGTTTGGTCTGAAGGGGCTAATTGGTATCCTATAATTTTACCTAAATCTTCATTGTTTAATATATAAGAAGCAGTTAGAGCATATGAAGCACTAGTAGCTTGATCTGAGGTTAAAGTATATGAAGCACTAATAGCTTCTTGGACATAAGAAGCAGTTAGAGCAAAACTAGCTGTATTAACTAATAATGAAGCTGTAGATGTTGGAGTTGGGACTTGGTTATTATTACCCACCCAAACATAACCTGATGTTATATTAGGTATATCATTACTTCTACCAGCTCCTGTTATAACACCTGAACCATTGGTTGCTACTTTAATTACATTGCCTAGTTTTTGTATTAAGGCTGAACCTGTTGGTTTAATATTAGTATATCCTCCTCCAACAGCTACATATACAGCTTGACCTGCTTGGAAAGTTGATGTATTAACATTATTAATAAAACCTGATAATAAACCATATCCTTCTGCTCCTGGGGTTAATTGTTCATCTAATACATAAGCAGCAGGCATTTTAGCAGCATTACCAGCGTCTGCTAGATAAACATTTGAAGCATTACCAGTTGAGCCACTAACATATACTGGTGTTCCTTTAGGTAAAGTGACTGATTCAGCGTTTTTAACGGTCTCAACAACTCTTCTAGGGGCGGCATCTAATACAATTGTAGAACCATCACCTTTAGTAAATGTTAATTCTGTGAATTCATTTGAGGCATTTACTATAGCATTAGGAGTATAAGAAGCAGTTAGGGCATTAGTAGCTAAAGAAGAACTAATTGAAAATGAAGAAGTCCCATTTAAACTTCCTGTAAAAGATGAAGCTATAATATATCCTGAGGAAGAAATATTACCACTGGAGGTGATATGACCATTAGACCCACTAGCCCAAATAGAACCTGTTACTATCAAATTTATGTGGGACGTTATAGAACCGGGTATTCCTTGGGGACCTTGTGATCCTGATGGACCTTGTTCTCCTTGGATACCTTGTGATCCTGATGGGCCTTGTGACCCTGATGGGCCTTGAGGTCCAGTTGGGCCTTGAGGTCCTAAAGTTACTACTTCAACAACTGAACTAATAGGTTGGGTTAAATTAATAGTATTAGACCCTTGATCAGTTATTTGAACTGTAGTTCCATTAGAAGAATTTATTTCAATAGTAGACATTAATATGATCCTTCAGTTATTTCTCTAGATAATTTAACCTTTCCTTCTAATAATCGAGTTACAGTATAGCAATTCCCACTTCCTGATGAAATTTCAAGATCATAGGAAGCCAAATCAAAATCTAATAGGGAAGAAGAAGCAGCTGAGATATATATTCCTATAGTTCCTGAAGTGGGAGGGTTTAAGCTTCTTGAACCGCTTAAATTTAAACCAGTACCACAAGGATCTAGACTATTAGATAAGGTAAGGTATAAGGTACTTGACCCTGGGGAAGGTCTAAGTTGCATTCGGGCTTGATATCCTGTTAAATCTATAGGGTCTCCGTTAGAATCTTTGTAAGTTATTTCAAAATCTACAGTAGATCCTTGTTCTATAGTGAAGGAATATTTTCCGGCTGCCATAATTTATAAGGTTTATTATAAATATTACAACCATATAAAAACTTAAACTAAAGAAGATGAACGCCACCCCCCATTTAAATAAACATAAATTCTATATACACTAGCTGAGTTGAATAATCTAATTGTACCCTCAGGAGCAGATCCAGCAGGAACTGTTGAAGATATAGTTGCCATTGTTAAGTCACTCCTTAAAGTTAAGGATCCTGTAATATCACAACTAGAAGTAACTTGGAGACGTCCATTAATTCGGATTAAGTTAGTGTCAAATTCACCATAAATAAGTGGAGATGAGGTATTACTATTATCTATGTAAAGTTTATTAGATCCAGCTGCACTATTCCCAGCGTCATTTCCAATAAAAACATTATAAGTACCTGTATTAGACCTTCCAGCGTTTCTTCCTATAAAAACATTATACCCCCCTGTAGAACCATTCCCCGCTCCATCTCCAATAGAAACTCCATACTCTGTATTTTTAGAACTGGGGCCTATAGCTACTCCTGATTCTCCAACTATAGCTGTCGCTCCTATAGCCACAGCATTTCCTGAGTATGAAAATACAGTATCAGAATATGGTCCAATAATTACATCTCCATATCCATTAGAATAAGTATAAGTCCCGGCATCTACCCCAATTACAACACTTGAGTTACCTCCCGCACTTTGATTTATTTTACCAGTAACTGTTAATTTAGAACCATCAAATGTTAAATTAGACTCACCATTTAAAGTATTAGCAGTACCAGTAGCTGTTACTATATAATTATTAACATTACTATTAATTGTGACCCCTCCTCCCCCACCACCACTTCCAGTATTAACTGTTATAGTAAAAGTAGTACCACTACCCTTTGTAAAGGTAATTACATTTGAATTAACAGAAGCAGTTACAATAGCATTAGGTGTAAATGAAGTTGTTAAGGCTTGAGAAGAAGTTCCAAATAAAGAACCTGTAAATCCATTTAAACTATTAACTGATCCTGTAAATTGAGTTTCTCCAATTACTCTTAGTTCTGGGAGGGAAGAACCTGATAAGACTAAAGCACCAGTTATTGATAAGTTTTGGTTAAGATTACTAACAAAGGAGGCTGTTAAAGCATTTCTTGCAAATGAAGCTGTTAAAGCGTTATTAGCCCAACTTGAAGTTCCAAATAATGATCCTGTTATACCTCCATTTACTTCTAATGATCCTGTTATTTCAACTGTAAAATTATGAGCATATATTAAGTTTGATCTGTTACTATCGTCAGTTCCATTACCTACAATAAAGGCAGATTGTACTAATGATGTGGTATTCCATTGGCCCTGTACGTGTTGGTGGTTAGCTAATGCTATTGTTTGATAACCCTCCGTATGTGAATAAGATCCTGACGCTATTGTTTCTTGGCCTTCAGCATGCGAGTAGTCTCCTTTTGCTTGGGTAAAATCTCCTTCAGCATGTGAATAGTTTCCTATTGCTTTAGTAATACTTCCTTCAGCATGTGAGTATTCTCCTGTTGCTATATTCCCCTCTAATCCTTGTGATAAAGAACCTGTTATTGTTTGATTACCGTTAAAATTATTAGAGCCTGTAGTTGCAAGTGAGGCTGATTTTGCTACAAAAATTGGATCTGTTTCTTGATAATATGAAGCGGTAGCTGCTGTTCCGAATAATGATCCTGTAAATGCACCTGTAAATGATCCAGTAAATGAACCTGTATTACTTAAGAACTGATCTACTCTGTTTACTGTTAGTATTACAGAAGGAATGCCGGGAGTATCATTTATAGGTTCAGCATATAATCTCATACCCGTATCAGCTGATACCCATATGATCTGATAATAATCATTTGCAGCTGAAGAAACAAACCAATTCCAAGCAGCTACTACTTTAGTACCATTCCCAGATAATGTTAATTTTGTGGCTGAGTCTGTAAGGTCTATACCATTTTTTCTTAACCAAATAACTATCTCATCAGTACCAGAATCTGTTTTTTCTACTTGAGCTGAAAACTGAATATTGTATATTCCAGCGTTTTCTGTTTTAATATATGTATTGAATGGAGATGTTGATCCAGATATTGATACTCCGTTTGTTATGTCTGTTGAATTGAAAGACATTGAACGAGGTACATTAGCTGCAGGATTAGTTTGGGTTGTTGTGTCATAAAAACTACCATATGATCCTGTTGCTGTGTTAAAGATTGTACTCCCACTTAATGTAGCACTAACTGTTACTTGGCCTAATCCATTTGTGGGGGATAATGATATGTTAGGTCCTGCTAATAGTTGAGTTACTCCCCCATTTAAAGCATATGAAGCTGTTATAGAATTATTAGCCCAAGAAGATGTTCCTTGTAATGAACCTGTAAATGAGCCTGTAAATGATCCTGTATTATATGAGGATGTAAATTGATTTATACTTGAAGTAAACGCGTTAAAACTTGAAGTAGTTACTAAACTTGAAGTGTTAACACTAGGTAAAATGACTAATGAGCCTGTACCATCATAAAAATTAGTCCCATCAGTTTGGACTAATCTTTGATATGTATTTTCAATATTTTGGCCTGTTAAATCAGGTAATGCCATATTAGCTTATTTTTGACAACCCTTTTAAAACTCCTTCAATAATCAAACCTATTTGATTAGGATTTATATTATTTCTTTTGAGATAAGCTTCAATTAAGTTGTTAAGTTTAACCTTGTTATTAGAAATATTATTTAAATATATATTTTCTTTTTTAAGGAGGCCAATGATTTTTAAAATATGTTTACTTTCTTGTATAGATTGAGTAGTTTTAACTTTATCTATAGTAATTTTAGGCTTAGACTCTGTTATAATATTAACAGAAGATTCTTGAGATTTAACTTCAACAGTTATTTTTCTAGAAGTTTCGACTGTAAACTTAGATTCCCATGGTGTAAAATAGGTATCTTCAGCTATAACTTCTAATTTAATATTACCTTGAGTGTTTTCATCTAAAAGACCTTTTAGTTTTTTTATAGGAATTTTACACTTTCCATCTGAGGAAATTTCTCCTTTAAAGACTAAAGATAAATTTTCAGACTCAATTAATAAACGAGCTTGACTTTTTTTAACAGATGCTCCTTCTAATTGAATATTACATTCAAATACCTCAGTCTTGTCAGTGAAAATTTTATACATTATAAATCAACTTTAAGGTCAATACCTAGTACTTCTTTAGCTACTAAGGCTATGTCTGTTATACGTATTTGTCTATCTATAACTTCTTTGGTTTCTTTATACTCAGTACCTTCTACCTTACAAATTAATTTAATAAATTTTTTCTTTTTTTCTTTACCCTTAAAAATATCTGAGGGTGATTTACCACCTAAAAGTTCAGTTACTATCTCTACAATTAAAGCGCAGTCATCCCAAGTGAAAGGAGTAATACTTTGATTAGGAAATGGGTTAGATTCCCAAGCAAAATTAGCGGTATTCCACTGGAAGGGTATCCTCATTAAAGATTAGTTAAATTTTCAGCATAATAATTTCTTAAATCTTCAACAATTTCATTTCTATGATTAGAAGTTAATGTTATAGCTTCAAGATGTTTTATTTTTTTAGAGGCAGTGTATAAAAATTTAAACCCAGAATCACCTTTCTTTTTTAAGTCTATTTGATAAGTGTCACCACAAATAATCATTTTAGAACGTAAACCTAAACGAGTTACAATCATTTCCATTTGTTCATGGGTTACATTTTGAGCTTCATCAACTATAACACACGAATCAACAAATGTTCTACCCCTCATAAAGGAAACAGGTACAATTTCTATTTTACCATCAGTGATAAGTTTTTCAACTTTTTCTTTATCATATAAGATAAATAGATTTTGATAGATAGGTTGGACCCATGGGTCCATTTTTTCACGTAGATCTCCCGGTAAAAATCCAATTTCTTCTTTGGACACCGTAGGTCGTGTGATGATTATTTTTTCATAAATTTTACGTAATAATCCATCAAGAGCAACTTGACAAGCCAACAATGTTTTACCAGAACCTGCTTGACCAGCTAATAATGTTATGGTATTATCTAATATTTTTTGTTTAGCTTCTTTTTGTTCTTCGTTTAAATTAACTCTAAATTTAATCGGATTTTTAACTACCTTTTTTTCTCTAAAAATTTCTTCAGCCTCGGAAGTGTTATTAAAATGAGTCATAGAACATAAGTTTTTTTGTTTATAAATATTAGAAAAAAAAGACCCGAAGCTTAGCTTCAGGTCCTTTCTAATTAATTTACTAACTTACTCGATTAGAGGGTGTTCAAACCGTGCAAGTAAACCTTACCATAGTATTCAGGTCTCAACATTTTCTTAGCGTATCTTGTTAAGAGACCTTTTCTTGGTGTGAAGGTATCTGGATCATAAACAAGCGGAGTCATGATCAAAGGAATGTATGGTGAGAAGGTAGCACCAGTTTCGAGGAACTGTGAACCTCTGTAGCCCATTAAGATTACATTCTCAGTCATGTATGGGTTCTTGTAAACCTCATATCTGTTGTTTAACTGACCAATTTTCTGAACACCAAAGGCATACTTCATCTTAGCTGAGTCACCATCTGTGTTAGCGGCAAATCCTGGGATTGATTCAAGGATTGTAGCAGCAGTTGGAGACAATACTAAGAAGTTAGCGCCACCTCTTAAGGTTAACTGGTGAATCTTGTTACTAACTTTTTGTAGTTTAGTACCAAGAGTCTGGAACCACTGGCCTTGGGTGTTGTAGAAACCTAAAGTAGCAGATGTTGGGGCAGTTGTTGAGGTAGCAGCGAAGTTGTTAACTGCTGACCAGTACTCAACTGTTAGAGCGTTTTCAATTAACATACCTAGGATTTCAAGGTCGATTTCCATAGAGATGTATTCACTCATAATGCTTGTCAACTCAGCCTCAGCATCAATACTGTGATAAGCATTCAAGTCTTGAGCAAATTCAGGTGTCCAAACAGCTTTTAGTTTTCTTGTTTTAGCGACAATCGCCTCAGATTTCATCTTAACGTTGATTTCTGGGATGTCAATTGGGTTGTTGTAGTTATTTATAGCAGTGTTACCATCTTCAAAATCACCTCTGTTTCTATCAGTTGGTTGTTGAACATAGATAATTTCTAGACCAGAAGGTTGAGTAGCTCCACTAACAAATAAGTTAACACTATTACCACTAGCGTAGTTAAATTGCGGATAGTTTACATCTACGTTTGCACCTGACACAGTGTAACCTCTAACACCTTCTAAATCAGGAGCGTTAAATGATGTAGTTGGAACAGTTATAATCTTAATAGCACCAGCGGCAACTGAAGCTGAAAGATCAGAGTCATATCCAACACTAGCCCAAGAAGCAGAAGTAAATGTAGCAGAAGCACCAGCTGAAGCTGTTACATTAAGCGAGTAGGTCCATCTACCAGCTCCGTAAAGACCATTTGTAGGGGCAGAAGTAGTATCAGTAACACCATACATAGAAGAGTTACCAAACACAGCACTACCTGTTGGGAATTTACCATTTTGATTATTAGTTGATCCACCTCCACCATATTGGAAGTCGAGGAAGAAAACAAGACCAGAAGGAAGGTTCATTGGTTGAACGCTAACAAAGTCTTTTGCCGCGATTTGACCAAATACTTTTCTTACAAGTGGAAGAGCAATACCAGCCCATTGCTCACCAGTACCAGCTGTAAATCCAGCAGTTGAAGCGGTACCACCGCCAGTTTGGGAAGATTCAACAACAAGTTGTTTAGCTTGGTTTTCAAGAATGAGAGCCATGTTATTTCTTTCGGTCTCAGAGCTTAAACCTTCTAACAAACCTGTTTTTTCCCATTTTGAAGCTAATCTAGCGGCGTCGCTTTGAACGACTCTCCACTGGTTAGCACTTTCTAAAAGAGAGTGTAAGTTTGACATTTTGTTTTTTAATTAATTTTTTTTAAGTTAAACATTATAAAATTCCAGCCAATTTTTGGAACCTTTGAACCATTTGATCCGATTCAACAATTGGCTGCTTTGGAGCTACACCTGCTGGTTTTGAAGCCATACCTAATGATTCTTTAATTGAAGATTTTGTAGTTATTTTACTAACTAATCCTTCATTTAAAGTTTCATAGATAATTTTGGTTTCTCTTACAGAGGTAGCTTTATCAAAGGCAGATAAAACCTTTACTTTTTGACTTTCAGTCAAATTTTTATTTCTAAAAATCTTATTGACATAAAGAAGTTTAGAGTTAAGAAGATTAACTTCGTTAAGTTCTTTTTTAAGAATCTTAATAGCTTTAAGAGCTTCAGCTAATTCAACAGATTCTCCTATTTTACGAGGAGCTGATAAACCTGATGGGTCTTTACTAATGAATGTTTTTAATTCTTCTCCTTTTACTATTTTGGAAAGGGCTTGATAAAATTTAGCCATTTGAGATCCATCATAATCTTTTGAAAATTCTTTTCTAAGTGAATCTAAAAGATCATCATAAGCTTTTTTATCAGTTGTAGCATTTGCTACTAATTTAGGATCTTGTTTAGCTAACCAAGTTTTAACTATTTCACCTTCATTACCAACAGCTACTTTAATTTTAGAAATAAGATCTTTTAAACCTTCTTCAATTTCTTCTTCAGCTTCCATATCTCCCATATCCATTTCTTCTTCTCCTTCTTCTTCCTCTTCATCAGAGAACTCAACAGGATCACCTCCAGCTTCTAATTCACCAGATTCAATCATGTCTTCAATAACATCTTCAATGAGAGCTTTAAGCTCATCTTCATCCATCTCGTCAAGGTTGATTTCTTCATCAAGGAATCCTAATGGTTCACCTTTAGGAGTATTAGCTCCGATGTTACCATGAGGCTCTGAGGTTTCCTCTTCCATAGTTTCGTAATCTCCCTCTTCAAGATCTAATTCCGCTAAGATTTCTTCGAGGTCAAATTCCTCTTCAAGCTCTTCAGCTTCATTAGTGTCTTCCATACCATAGCCTTCCTCCATTTCATCTTTATCCATTCTTACTTTATCAGCTTCAGCCAAATCATCCTCGTCTTCCTCTTCTTCTTCAGCTAAAATCTGGGCAGCAAGCATAGATTTAATTTGTGGAGTGAAAGCTTCTTCAAGAGCAGCCTTAGCATTAGCTAAAGCAGTTTCTTTAACAGCCTTCGCATCAGCGATAGCCTCTTTCAGCAAATCTCTGTTTGTTGACATTTTGTTCCTAAAATTTTTGTGTTAAGAAAATACGCTTATTAAAAGAGAAGCGTAATAGTAATTAATAAAAAGAATGCTACATAAGTAGGTTGGTAGCATATTATGTTAATACATATAATAGGAAGAATCAAAATATGATTCTCTTAAAAATTTATAGGGCATTGCCCATTATTACAGAGTATTTCTGTAATTATTTCGTTTATTTTAGTATAATCTGTTGTAACAGGAACTAAACCTTCACTGATAGGGTGAACATAAGCACCAGGTGTTGAAGGGGTTGAGACAAAATCCCAACATAAAAGTTCAAAATCATCTTGAACTTCTTGAGTTTCTCCTATAGGTTTTAAACTACCCATACCACGTGATGAAACTCCTACTGTTATTCCATTTTTGAATAACTGAGTTAATATATTACCTGATGGGGTAGGTAAAATTTCAATCTTACCCACAACATCATTACCATCCCACCATATATCTTTTATATTATGGGAGACATTTTTTAAGTTTATTATTTGAGAATCTGGGTGATCTAATTCACCTAATGCTCTATTTTCTCTAATAGGTCCGTCCTTATATCTTTCAACTTCTCTTTCTAAGATTTCTCTTGGATATCTCCTCCCATTACCATTTTTTGTTTCAGCGGTTTGGAGTCTTCCTTCAACCATAAGATTTCCTCCTACAACTTTAGCTTCACTAAGTTGTTGGGGAGAAAGATGAAAAAGCTGAATGTCTATAAGGACTTGTTTCATTAATAGTCGTAGTCAGATTCGTCAATAGTATCATCCATTTCTTCTACAGTACCTTTGAGTTTATCATATTTCTTCTCAAGTTGTACTTTAGCTCTTTCAAGAAGCTTTACTTCTTTTTTAATTTGACCTTGTCTTTTTTTATCAACAAATTCTTTGACATCATCTCTCTCGAAGATAGTCATTGTTTCGTAGCATTTTTTAATTTTACCTTCTATAAAATTAATTTTAGCTTCTAAAGCGGCTACTTCACCGATTTTTTCGGCTTCTTTAAGATCTTCTTGAGCTCCTTCTTTTAATAAATCTATAAGTTTCATTTTATTTTCTTTTAAGTCTCCGTAGCCGGATGATTTATATTTTCCTTTTGATTCTTTTGGTTCACCTAAACCAGGAGCTTCTTTAGTATATCCTAATCCTTTAACACCAAAAGCAGCATTCTCTAAATAATATAAAGAATTTTTAGCTAAATTTTTTCTTACTTTTTCAGTAGCTTCATCTAAAGATAATTCAGAATCTTGTTCAAGTTCAAATCTAATGCCTTTTATTACTTGGTCAAAGATTTGGTTGTCAAGATTTTTCTTATTATAAATGTCATATATTTTAGACAAATCTTCTTCTACTTCTTTTGATGTCTTTTTTTCTTCAGCCTTAACATCTTTAATTTCTTCACTTAAGAATTTATCAAATGAAGTAAAAGGATTTAAACCAGAAGAAGGAAGTAAAGGAAATATATTTTCAGCTATAATATTTTTATTTTTAAGCAAAGTAGAAGTTTGATCAAACCCTGCTCCATTAGGAATAACATCAGGGAAGAGACGTTTAGCCTCTTTAACAAATACATCTTTATGGCCTTTACCCTCTTTAATTAAGTTATATTGGGTTTGAAGTGTCTTCATAATTATAAATATTAATAGTCATAAGTAGATCCCCAAAGATCTTTATAATCATATACTTTAGAACTTTTAGCCTGTTTTTTTCTATTCACAGGTTTAAAGCCTAATTTAGAGTATTGAGTATCTTTAAATGATAATGGTTTTCTAGCTATAAAATATTTAGAAAGATATCCACCTGCCCCTCCAGTTGTGGATATTTCCTCTAAATGTTGTTTAATGAATTCTTTTAAGTTCCTCTGTAAGCTCATAATATTGTAATAAATTTACTAAATCATCATTTTTAACCTTAGTTGATTTATCAACTTCATGAATTAATGATAATATTTCATCAAGTTTAATCTTAATAGCTGGATTTTTGATAGATGGGAGGGAATTTTTAATAGAAGTTTTAATTTCATTAATTTTTTTATTGTAAAATTCTCTTAATTTAGGAGTGTTATCAATAGAATTAATGAATTCTTTTAGAATTTCTTTTTGGGATTCATTTAAGTTAGCATACTTACCATTAAACTTTTCTAACATTACCTTATAGGTAAGTACTCTCAAGTCTTTATCATATTTTTTAAATTCCTCTAATAAATTCTCTTTTACCTTAGCTTTATTAATAGGAGTTTGAGTTAAACTCTCTAGTATAGTTAACTTGTTATCTATTATTTGATTAGTCTCTGAGAGTTTGTCAGAGTTATAGATTTCTAAGAGGGTATAAAGGGCAGCATATTCCTTATAATTAGGAACTTTGTAATTAAAAAATTCTTCTAAATTATAATGATTTTTTATTTCTTTAATTAAATTATATTTTTCTCTTCTTAAATTAGATCTGTTTAATTTTTGAGAAGCTTCTAATACAGTATTAATTACTATATTAGCTTTAGCTTCACTTACATTTTTATGTTTAAAAAGAGTTTCATATAATTTATATTCTTTTCCTAATTCAGTCTTAGCAAAAGATTTTTTTAAAATGTCTAAAGAAGGAGATGAACCCCCAGATAAGGTATCAGCTGTAATTTGTCTAACTAATAGTTCAAATAAGATACCTGTATTTTTTATTTTAGAGTGTTTGATCCCCATCAATTCATAGGTTTTTTATAAATATTATGAAAGTATTATTCTTTAATTTGATTTTCATCAAGTAGTGATTCTTTTTGTTTATCATTTTCAAATACCAACTGTTTTTTATTAACTGGTATATTACTTAAAGAATTTTTATTTTTATGATATATAGCTTTTGCTTCTAGGGCTAATGGAGATCCACCTTTATATGTTGGTCTTATTGAATCAGACTCATTATTATCTTGGTCTTTCATTCTAAGAACACCTAATCTATCTTTACCAAAAGCATCTTGTTGGGTACCTATTCTTGAAGCTTTTTCTCTTGGTCTACCTAAGTCAGCTTTTTCGTTATACCCAGCAGGTACCTCATCATTTGTGTAATACCTACCTGAACCATACAATGATGCTAAGTCATGGGGAGTACCGTAAGATTTACCAGATTCTAATGGGTCATTACCTTCATTTTCAATATGGTTTAATCTAAATTTACGTTTAACATCTTCTCTAATTAAATCTCTATATTCAACATATT